TCATCATACGCATCGACCTTGGCCCCGTCGGTGAACTCCTTGGTCTTCACGTCGGCCACAATGCCGTCGCCCGTGGTACAATGCAGGTCGCACTTGCCGCCAAAACCGTGGCTGTGGCCGAAGGCGCGTTCAGCGATCCAAGGCTGCTGGCCAAAGGTCTCGTCGAGCTTGGCCACAGTGCCCTTGACGTGCTCTTCGTGGCGCGTAATCACCTCGCCCTCGTAAAAGCCTTGGATTGATGCGTGGATGTGGGTTCCAGCGTCTGCTGCGGCGCGGCCCTGCTCCTTGCTGTCGTCCATGATGCGGTCGATGTAATCGTCCTCTGGCTCGTTGTCGCGGCGTGGCAGCGTCAGGGCAGCCATGAGCACCTGCTTTTGCAGCCACTGCATGAGCGCAGGCTTGGCCATCACGTTCAGGACCGTGGTCACGCTGGGCACAAGGTTCTCGGTGCGGGCGTCGCGCAGCGTGGTGTTGCGCTCCTTGCCGTTCTTGCCGATCACCGTGTAACGCGGCACGCCGTCGCGGGTGTACCAGTGATTGCTCTCACTGGCGCGTGGTTCTTTTGCTGTGATGGTCATGTCGTCAACGCCTTTGCTTTTTTGGCCGCCCAGTACGCTTTCATTCTTGCGCTTTGCAAAAGTTTTGCTTCCGCGCTGTGAACTTTTTTAGGTTCTTGAGCTTTTTTGTTTGGCAACTTTTTTGCCTGTTGGCTTACCTTTAACGCATTTATTTCGGTTTGAAATTTACACGCCAAATCTTGCAAAAATGCAATTTGGGATCTAATTTTTTCCAGCTCTAATTTTGAAATAAACATGGTCTTCTCCTTAAAAATTGTTGTCACCAGCAAGCACTCTGTACTTGTAAATTCCGTCCCGGACGTACTCTCTTTCAACGATGTATGAACCAAAACGTGGTTTCCGCAGGTGTCTAAGTTGAGCGCTTATGCTTGACTCTGGATCACCTGTTTCGTCTGATATTTGCCGCAAAGTTTTCCATGTGCCGCAACACATGCAGTTCCAAACTCGCAAAAGCTGTCCTGTAAGTCGAGCGTTATCGCGAGCTGGGTTGTAATCTGCGCCATCAAAACGCAATTCAAGTTGCGGCATATTCAGAACGGAATGTCGTCGTCCATGTCATCAAAACCCGAACCATTGTTGGTGGGCTTTCTGGCGGAGGGTTGATCACCACTTCGAGCGCGCCACTCTGGTGAGGACATAATCTTTTCCTTCAAGCCGTTGCCAAAAGTCTCAAGCAATTCCATGTCAGGGTTCTCGATCACAAACATGGCCAGCTTGTTAAACCCTTCAGGCAGGCCAGCCTTTTTGATGGCCACGGGCACGGGGTTGATCGAGATCACATTGGTGTACTCCTTGCCGTTGTTTCCAACCGACTTGGCCGCAGTGATCATGGCCCACGCCCCAAGCACATTCTTCAGCTCGAAGCCGCGCAGCTCGTCGGCAGTGAAGTCACGGCCGCGCCAAGCTTGCAGGTCCTTGCGCAATGTGGCCTTCTCAGCCAACGACAAGGTGAAGTTCTTGCTGATGGACATTGGCTCGCCCTTGGCTGTCACCAGCGGGTTTCCGTTGTCGTCTTCGCCATGCACCTCAAACTGGATCATGACCTTTTGGAGATGCTTGATCTGTCCTTGGTACTCGGATTTTTGTGTGCCCAGATCCACAATACGGTAGCACCGCGCAAGGTGCATGCCGGGGGCCACGGGGGTAAAGCTACCGCCGCCGCTGTCTTTCGCTGTCAAACTCATTTTTCGCTCCTGTCAGGTTTAAAAATAGACGCCTTGGGCACGCCGCATTCCATGCAGATCGTCTCCCAGTCGTCTTGGGTAGCAATGCCATCAATGGCCCGGCGAAGGGCCTCCTCAAGCATTTGCATTCTTTCCAGCATGAGCTGGTGAAATTCGCCTTGGTTTCCCATGTCAGTTCTTGGCCAAGTAGTACGCAAGGCACACGAGCGCAAGCACCAACACAGCCATAAAAAAGTCCCGCATAATTCGCTTTCGAGTTAAATTTCCGCAACTGTACCAAATTTAACTTGGCGATACAACCCTGTTGCGCAAATATTTTTTAAGTGTATGATGCGCTTAAACCAACACCGAAAGGAAGTGCATGACTCTGAGTGAATTTTTTGAGAACAAGCCGCGAGGAGCAAAGCTGGCTATGGCCACCAAGCTTGGCGTGAGCAAGACGTGGATGAGTCTCATCATCTCAGGGCGGGCGCTTGCCAGTCCGGAGTTGAGTGGGGCCATCGAGCGCTACACCAAGGGTCAGGTGAAGCGCACAACTTTAAGGCCTGACATTTTTGGAGACCTAAAGTGATTTGGTACAAATTCCACCTTGGTGACTACATCACCCACACCACGCATCTGAGCGATGCAGAGGACTTGGCTTACCGCCGTCTGTTGGATTTGTACTACATGAGCGAGAAGCCAATCCCACTCAATACCGAATCGGTTTCAAGAAAAATCCGCATTGATTTGGACATAACCGAATCGGTTTTGGGTGAATTTTTTGACAAGACCGAAAATGGCTATTTCAACTATCGTTGTGATGCAGAAATCGCAAAATACCAAGCACAAGTCGCAAACAATCGACAGCTCGGGAAGCGAGGCGGCAGGCCGAAGAAAACCGAATCGGTAACCGAATCGAAACCGAAAGATAACCCTAAGAAGATACAGAATAAGAATAATATATCGTCGCAAACGACGACAACAACACGGTTCAATGAGTTCTGGTCAGCATGGCCAACGTCAAAGCGCAAGGTGGCGAAGGCGACCTGCGAGGTCAAGTGGCTCAAGCTGAAGCTCGACACCGTGGCGGACCAGATCATTGGCCACGTCAATTCGATCAAAGGCAGCGAGCAGTGGACCACTGGCTATGAGCCTGCACCTCTGACGTACATCAACCAGCGCCGCTGGGAAGACGGTACAACCGAGCAAACATTTTCTCGGAGGGTGATATGACCCCAGTCGAGAACCTGATCTCACGATTGGACAAAGTCAAAGGCCGCAACGGGTCATGGACTGCCCGATGCCCCGCCCACGCAGACAACGGGCCTTCCTTGGCCGTTCGTGAGGGCGAGGATGGGCGAGTGCTGCTGCACTGCTTTGCAGGCTGCGAGACGGCCAGCGTGCTGGGCGCGGTGGGCATGGACATGACCGATCTGTTTCCGCCTGACAGCAAGCGCCGCGACTATCCAGTCGAAGGCAAGCCCAGCATGAAGCCCGCGTTCTTTGCCAGCGACCTGATGCGCATCATTCACATGGAGGCGCTTGTGGTCCAGATCGTGGCCTTTGACATTGCCAATGGCAAGACACCCAACGAAGAGACCCGCGAGCGCATGCTCACGGCCTACCAAAGAATCGACGAAGCAACGAGGTACGCAAATGTCTAACGTGAGTGCAATTGAGCAACGAGCACGGGACCTTGATCAGGCCCGCAAAGTTCGGCTGGTGAAGTCGCAAGACATCGACACCGAGAAGTACCTGAAGGCCAATGACGTGACTCACAAGGTCCACGAGGCATCGGTGTGGCTGGAAGAGTTGCAGCGTGATTTGGTGACGCCGCCTGAGAAGGACATGAGCACCACCATGCCATGGGCCAAGACCCACGCGACGTTCAAGTACCGTCCCGGCGAGGTGACCCTGTACGCGGGCAGCAACGGCGGTGGCAAGTCCCTCGTGACTGGTCAGGTGGCCATGGGCCTGATCAAGCAAAAGCAGCGCGTGTGCATTGCCTCGTTTGAGATGAAGCCTAAGCGCACCTTGTATCGCATGCTGCGCCAGTTTGCAGGCGAGAACATTGACTTCCCGCGCTACACCGATAAGGCCACCTACATTGGCCGCCTGCTCGGCCGTTTCATAGACTATTCAGAGCAGGGCCTGTGGCTGTATGACCAACAGGGGACCACCTCGAGCCAGCAGGTGATCGCCATGGCTCGCTACTGCGCAGTGGAACTGGGTGTGCAGCACGTTTTCATTGACAGCTTGATGAAGTGCGTAACGGGCGAGGACGACTACAACGCGCAGAAAAGTTTTGTCGATGAGCTGACAGCGCTGGCGCGTGACCACAACATTCACATTCACTTGGTCCACCACATTCGCAAGCTGGGCAGCGAAGAGATCCAGCCAAGCAAGACGGACATCAAAGGGTCTGGCGCGATCGCTGACCAAGTGGACAACGTGCTGCTCATGTGGCGCAACAAAAAGAAAGAGCACGACATCCAGAACGGCCAGATCCCTGACCATAAAAAGCCTGACGCTTTGCTCATGTGCGAGAAGCAGCGCAACGGTGAAGCTGAGGAGTGGTACAGCCTGTGGTTCAACCGTGACAGCCAACAGTTTGTTGATGAGAGTGGCGGCATGCCAATGTCGTTTGACGACCGGGGGGCATTTTGAGTGAGCAAGAGCATATGCACCGTTGTCTCGTTCGATGGGTCATCAAACGTCGGATACAAGATCGCGATGCAGCACACAGATGGCTCACGGGCCACACTGACCGTTTTGGCCGTTATCACAAAGGCTGGAGCGAATTACATCCCGAGTCCAGTCTTGAGCAAGATGTTCGAGACCAGTGGGCAAAGGGCAACCGAGGTAACGAAGGAGAATGGAAATGAACTTTGAGAAAAACTTGTTGTCGCAAGGGCAGGCATTTTTTACGCAGGACGAGTTCAACAAAGCGTTGAGCGAAGCTAAGGCCGAGATCATGGCCGTTGCGATTCAAACCACCAAGCAGGCGATGTTCCTTGAGCGTAGGGCCTGCGCCCAGATGCTGCTAGATATGGCCGACATGGAGGACGAGGGCACAGTCTGCACGGCTTTGCGCAACGCGGCCGAGCACATGATCAACCGCATACCTGCGCAGAACCAATGAGCGCTGACCTCGACAAGTTCACGAACGGCGTCAGTCTGACGCTGCCGTGGCCACCCAGCATGAACACTTACTGGCGAACATACCAAGGTCGCATGATCATCAGCGCAAAGGGGCGCGAATACCGTAAGGCGGTTATCGAGCAAGTGCAGGCGCAGGGCGGCGCAAAAAACTACCAAGGCAAGCTCTGCGTGGAGATCGAGGCATACCGCCCGGACAAGCGCAGGCGCGACCTTGACAACCTGTTAAAGGCGGTCCTTGACGGCTGCACTCACGCAGGGGTTTGGGAAGACGACAGCAACATCGTCGACCTCAGAATTTATTGGGCCGACACCATCGGCGGAATGATCAAAGTACATGTGAGGGAACTATGAACGATATAGCGTTGAGAGTGCAGTGGTTCAACAACTCCAAGGGCACGATTGGCGTGGCCAAGGTCGAGACCCACGAGGGCAACATCGAGTACCGCATCAGCGCTGTTGATGGGTTCCTTGAGCACATGGACGTGCAGCAGATCGTGGCGTGGGGCGCGAGGTTCCCTGACCCCGCTGGTGAGGCGTTGTTTGGGAGCGCGACATGAAGCCGGAGCCGCAATTGATTGACCTGTTTGCGATGTTCATTGCTCAAGGCTTGTTGACCGCCGAACAGGTTGGCGAATACAGCAACGAGCATGTGGCCGAGATTTCTTACCGCGTAGCCAACGCAATGATGATCGAACGAAAAAATTGGATCGGATTACACAATGACTGAAAAACTTATTGACCCACAAGCCGCAGTCGATTTTATGATTGCAAAGTCCAAAGCCTATGCGCAGGCGGAGGGCAACAAGACCTACATGGAAGAGCTGCGCAAGACCATCAAGGCCGAGCAAATGATCGAGGCCGAAAACATGGGGCATAAGACGGCCGCCATGCAAGAGCGCGAGGCGTATGCGTCGACCAAGTACAAGGATCACCTGCGAGCCTTGCAGCAGGCCGTAGAGGTGCGCGAGGAGCTGCGCTGGATGCTGATCGCGGCGCAAGCCCGCATCGAAGTGTGGCGCTCGCAGGAAGCCAGCAACCGCGCAGAAGGCAAGGCCACTTTGTGAGATGCCCACTATGCAGCGCACCAACCGAAATCAAAGATACCCGCGTAAAAAAAGACAACACAGTTGTCCGCAAAAGACTTTGTTTCAATCTTCACTCTTTCACCACGCAAGAGGGAGCCACAACAACACCGAGGGGAAAAAATGACGACGTTGGCCGAAAAAAAACACATGAATAAAGTGGCCGAGCTGGGCTGCGCAGTGTGCAGGCGCATGGGGCATGAGGGGACGCCAGCCGAGCTACATCACCTAAGGGCAATAGCGGGGGGCTGGGGGCGCTCCAGCCACATGAACGTCATACCGCTATGCCCAGAGCACCACAGGGGCAATACGGGCGTCCATGGCCTTGGCACGAAGGGCTTCCCAAAGCACTGGGGGTTCACCGAGCTGGAGCTGCTGGAGGAGGTCCGAACCCTATTAGGGTTTGTCCCTACAAAATAATTTGAAAAAGATGTTGTGTTGTTTAATCTGGTGTTACACTACATGCACTGACACAGCAAATCAGCATAGTCAGGTAACACAGAAAAGGACAGCGAAATGACCACTACCACCATCACCCACGACGTCGACACCCTCGGCGCTCTCTTGGCCCAGATCGCGGCTTTGACCAAGCAAGCCGACGCAATCAAGGACGCGATCAAGGACGACGCATCCGCAGGCGGCGACAAGGTTGTCGAAGGCGACCTGTTCAAGGCCACCTACATCGAGAGCAACCGCTCTGTGGTCGACAGCAAGGCCCTCTTCGCCGAGCTGGGCGCTACACCCGAGCAGATCGCTCGCCACACCAAAGTCACCGCTGTGTTCAGCGTCAAAGTCACATCACGTTAATCGGAGGCCAGCATGAAAAGCAAAACACTTGAACAACTGCTGGCCACGCGCCACTGGATTGCTCATATCGATGATGAGCGCAATATTGGCAACAGCATCATCGTGACCCTTGAAGAGGGTTGGGATTTTGCGGATATTAAAAACTGTGGCGTAAATGGCTTCGACACGGTGGCTGAGGTTAAAGCTGGCACAACCCGCAACAAGGTCGTGCAAAGAATCATCCACATCAAGATGGGCCGAGTTATCTAAACCAACCGGGGGCTTCGGCCCCCACTCAAAAGCGAAAGGAAAGCGAAATGGATTCATACACAGCAACAGGCATCGCAGAGGGCTTCATTGAGGCCGACAGCGAAGAGCAAATAATTGAGGCATGGCAGACCCTTGTGGACACTGGCCTCGCGTGGCAACTGCAAGGCTGGTTCGGTCGCACGGCCCAGCAACTCATCAACCAAGGAGTGATCACAGCATGAAACACACAGAGCACACTTACATCGACCTCGGCTATAGGTACGAGGCGGCCAAGTCGGTGCAGGCTGGTACTGCCATCGCAAGGACCATCAGAGGCCTGCTGGAGAGCGAAAGGATCGAGGACAGGGCCGAGGCCCGCCACTTGGTCGATCGTGGCCGCCAAGAGGCTCGTGGGGTGGCAGCATGAGCGCCCCCGAGACTGTGATGTCTGAGTACATCAAAGGCTTTGACGCTGGGTACGACTACGCCTTGCGCGAGGTTGAGCTGTGGATCAAGCAGCACGACTACGAGCCTCGAGCCATCTGGCCAATTGAGCGGCTGCTTGAGCACCTCCGAATGGAGCCAAAGAAGGGTAGGGAAACTACCTAGAAAATAATTTGGGTTGGCTGTTGTATTGTTTAATTTCAAGTTACAATAACACCACTGCAACGTCGCAGGTAACACAGAATCGAAAGCGAGATCATCATGGAAAAAGCAAACTTCAGCCAACTGCTCCAAGACGCCGTCAACCAGCCCGGCATCATCAGCAAGTGCTACAGCACGTTCCACGGCTACAGCATCGGCAACCAACTGCTGGCTTGGAGCCAGTGCGTTGCACGCGAGATCCCAATCGGCCCCATCGCCACTTACAAGAAGTGGTCCGAGCTGGGCCGCCAAGTCAGCAAGGGCCAGAAGGCCATCGCGTTGGTGATGCCCCTCACCATCAACAAAAAAGACGCAGCAGGCGAAAAGACTGGCGAGGTGTTCAGCATGTTCACCCTTCGCAATAACTGGTTTGTGCTTGGCCAGACCGAGGGCGACGAGTACGTCAACGAGGTGGCCATCCCTGCATGGGACAAGGCAGCCGCGCTGGCCAAGCTGGACATCAGCGAAGTGCCCTTCGACTACGCCGACGGCAACTGCCAAGGCTACGCCAGCGGTCGCACCATCGCGATCAACCCAGTGGCCGTGCTGCCCCACAAGACACGCTTCCACGAGCTGGCCCACGTCGTCCTTGGCCACACCACCGACGAGGTGATGGCCGACAGCGAGGTGACACCCCGCGACATCCGCGAAGTCGAAGCCGAGGGCGTGGCCTACATCCTGTGTTCGGTGCTGGACCTGCCCGGCCTGCACGAGTCACGCGGCTACATCCAAAACTGGCTGGCTGGCGCAGAGGTCAGCGACAAGTCAGCCCAGCGCATTTTCAGCGCAGCCAACAAAATTCTGGAAGCTGGAAAATAATTTTGACGAGGGGGTTGACGGCCCCCTTGTTTAAGCTACAATTACATCACTGCACCATCGCAGCACCACAGAACGAAAGCGAATCATGACTCACCCATTTGAAAAAACAGGCCTCGGCAAAGCCCCCTTTTCATGCACGCACGTCACCGAAAACGTGTTCGCCCTGCCCGACGGTACGACCAAGGCTGGCGGCTGCTGCGACTACTGCGGCACGGGCATTCGCTGGGAGTTCTGGATCAAGGGCAGCGTTGCTGGCGCTCGCCAATTCAAGGTGGGTTGCGACTGCGTGGCCAAGACTGGCTGGGGCATCGAGGGCTTCGAGAAGGTCCGCGCCGCGCACACACGCGCACGCCGTCAGGCTGGTGCTCAGTCACGCCGCGCCGCACGTCAGGCCCAAGTGGCAGCAGAACGCGCACAGCGCCAAGCAGACCGCCTTGAGGCTACCCAAGCATGGCGCGACGCCAACAGCGCCTTGGTGGCCCGCCTGACGGCCTACAAGGGCATAAACAGCTTTGTGCGCGACATGGCCCTCAACTTGGCCAACTGGGGCAACCTCACAGACCGCCAGCTCGAGGCAGTCGAATCGTGCTTCGCGGTGATCGATCGCGCCGAGGCAGCACGCGCCAACAGCAAGCACATCGGCGCTGTGGGCGACAAGGTCACCCTGACCATCACGGTCGAGCGCGTGATCGTGCTCGAGTCGCAGTTCGGAACCAACTACATCACCATCGCCCGCGACGAGCAGGGCAACGCTGTCACCTACAAGGGCCGCACCGACATCGGTGGCAAGGGCGACACCAACACCGTCAAGGCCAGCGTCAAAGAGCACACCGTCTACAACGGCATCAAGCAGACCGTCATCCAGCGCCCCAAGCTGCTGGAGGCGGCATAAGGGTTTGTCCCTACAAAATATTTTGATCTGGCTGTGTTGTTGTTTAATCTGGTGTTATACTAACAACACGGTCAGCAAGATCGGTAACAGCGAAAAGGAAAGCAAAATGGCAAACGAAATCCAAACCATCATCAAGACCGAAGAGGGCAACCGCCTGTCGGTGTCATTGTGGGACGACGGCGGTGCATGGCTGCATCTGTCACTGCATGGCTCTACAGCGTACACGGCCTTGACCCGTGCTGAGGCAGAGCAACTGTTGGCTGGCCTGCAAGCCATTTTGAACAACGAGGTGGCAGCATGAGACTCAATCAAGTTTGCGGCCCACGGCCCACACCGCCCTTGCTGAAGTGGCCACTTGCCGACTTCGCACCCACCGAGTGGGTTTACACCCACGGGTTCCCAATGCCCGTCCAGTTGGTCGCCAAGGCGGGCTGGGCTGACGTCGGTCCAGAGCCACAGTGGCTCGAAGCTGGCTGGTCTGTTGTCAACGAATGTTTTGTGGAGAAACCAGAATGAACTACGGTGAATGGCACAAAACCTTTACTAACAAGGTAAAGGAATATGACTGGCACACATGCCGTCGCGCCTTGTTCGATTGCCACGACACGCTGGCGCTGCACAAGGACCTGCCCACCGACGACGCCTACTACATCAAGCTGTGGGCCGAGATCGACGCCCTGCGCGAGCGCCAGCTCAAGATCAGCAAGGCGGTGGCGTGATGTACGACAAAACCACATGGGGCCGCGTGGTCCCCGCAAATCAACCATGGAACGGCATGACAAAGGACCAAGTCTGGGACAACATGTGCCGCGTCTGGGACAAGCCAGAGAACTATGCCGTGTCGCACATCGAGGCAGGCATCGCGCAACTCGAGCGCCGTGGCCTGCTGACAAGCGAAGAGGCTACAGCCAACCTCGAGGTAACACTCTGCGCAAGGCGCAAGGTAAAGCGCGTGGAGGCCGCAGCATGAACATGTTTGACCAGCTCGAGGCCGAGCTGCTCAAGCAGTTCAAGGCCATCACCCCACCCGCAGCACAGCGGCAATGGCGCGGACTCACTGACAAGGAGTTCGAGGAAATCATCATGAGTGCCCCAAACGCCACCGTCCCCGTGGTGCTCTGGCAACTCATTCAGGACAAGCTCAAGGAAAAGAACACATGAGAGAAGAAACCTTGATTGAGAAGCTCTTTATTGGTACAATGTTCATTCTGTTTTTGGTTGTTGTGTGCATGATGCCTGACATCATGTAAAGCGACTTGAAACCGAATCGGTTTACAGCGGGTAGGTCAAGTTGACCCGAACGGTCTCATAAGCCGTATCGAGCGTGGAGCGTTACCACGACCCGCAACCAAACAAAGCGACCCGAAAGCGAAGAGAAACCGAATCGGTTTCGACCAGCACAAGCGGCTGGGACCACCAAACAAATCGGAGAGCCACATGGCAGAACGCATCTACATCGTCCACGGTCCCCAAGGGACTCGCCTCGTCAAAGCCAGCCTGCGCCAGCAAGCCCTGAGCCACGTCGCGAACAGCACCTTCAACATCGCGGTGGCCACACAGGACGACCTTGTGACCCAGCTCACGGCAGGCACAAAGATCGAGCAGTACCGCGCACCCGAGCAGGATAGCCTCGCACTGGACGGCGAGTAAGCGATTCGGTTACCATCCCGTCATCTAATCGGACGAGGAATAAGGTCATGCCAGAAACCGCCGCAAAGCCACTGAAACGAGCTACAGCAGCCCCAAAGCCTAAAGCTAAGGCCAAGGGTGCTGCATCGCCCGCGAAAGCCTCACAGGCCCCAAAGAAGACAGGCAGGCTAAGCAAGTACACACCAGAGCTTGTCGCAGAGATATGCGAGAGGCTCAGTGCAGGGGAGCCACTACGTCAGATATGCAGGGATGACAGGATGCCGCACTGGACGAGGATGTACGATTGGATGGCGCAGGACGCCGACCTTTCGCTACGGGTCGCACGCGCCCGCGAAGCAGGCTATGACGCATTGGCTGAGGAGGCCCTCGAGATTGCCGACACGCCGAGGGTTGGAGCCAAGAAGGTTTTCAGCTCTGGCGCTGGTGAGGGCGAGGACAGCATGACGGTGACCGAGGACGACATGCTTGGCCACAGGAAGCTCCAGATCGAGACGCGCCTGAAGCTGCTGGCCTGCTGGAATCCCAGCAAGTACGGCAACAAGGTGGCGGTGGGCGGTGACCCCAAGAACCCGTTGAAGGTGGAGATTCAGTCTGAAGCTGACGCCTACCTTGCAGCCCTCCTCAAGAACGTAGAGCTGAACAAGCAGGTCGACGCGAATGAGTGATGCGGTCACATTCACAAATGGCATGGCCACAAAAGCTGAGGCTGAGGCTTCATTGTTGAAGCTGAAAAATCCGCACCTATACGGTTTGCTTTGCATATACAAGAGCAAGGACAACCAGTTGTGGTGCTGGGCCCCCCTCTCTGCTCTTGAGGCAGTCATGCAGTTCCAAGAGCCAGCATCCAAATGAATGACATCGCCGAGATCGTGGCTGACCCAGAGACGCAGAGGCATCTAGCGTTGGCCAGCCCCGAGTATCGGCTTGCATGGGCGTGGCGCATGAGCTGGTTCAAGACCCAGCACTTGCATCAGACCCTGCCGCCCGGCGACTGGTGGTCCATCTGGCTCATGCTGGCTGGCCGTGGTGCAGGCAAGACCCGCACGGCAGCCGAGCAGATCGCGTGGTGGGCTTATGAGCAGCCGGGCACGCGGTGGCTGGTGGCCGCCCCAACGAGCGCCGACGTCCGCGCCACCTGCTTTGAGGGTGACTCAGGCCTGATGACCATCATCCCCAAGAGCCTGATCGCCGACTACAACAAGACCGCGCACGAGCTGCGCCTGACCAACGGCAGCCTGATCAAGGGCATCCCTGCCAGCGAGCCTGAGCGCTTCCGGGGGCCACAGTTCCATGGCGGCTGGTGCGACGAGCTGGCCGCGTGGGACTACATCCAAGAGGCGTGGGACCAGATTCAGTTCGGCATGCGACTGGGTAAGCGCACCCGCATGATCTGCACCACGACACCGCGCCCCAAGGACCTGATCATCGAGCTGATCGGCCGCGAGGGTGACGACGTGGTGATGACCACCGCCTCGACCTACGCCAACCTCGGCAACTTGTCCGACAACTTCCGCAAGCAGATCCTCGCCTACGAGGGGACCAAGCTTGGGCGGCAGGAAATCTACGCCGAGATCATCGACCCCGAGGAGGGCGGCATCGTCAAGCGCGACATGTTCAAGCTGTGGCCAGCCGGGCGAGCCTTCCCCAAGTTCGAGTACATCCTTCAGTCTTACGACGTGGCCACCAGCGAGAAGGTGCAGAACGACCCGACGGCCTGCATCACGTTCGGCGTGTTCAAGCCGCAGGACGGCCCGATGTCGGCCATGGTGATCGACTGCTGGCAGGAGCGCATGCAGTACCCCGACCTGCGCCCCAAGGTGCTCGAGGAGTACGAGACGGTGTTCGGTGAGGGCAAGGACCGCAAGCGCGTAGACCTGCTGCTGATCGAGGACAAGAGCGCGGGCATCTCGCTGATCCAAGACTTGCAGCGTGCTCACCTGCCCGTGCGTGCCTACAACCCCGGCAGGGCTGACAAGATGCAGCGCCTGAACATCGTGTCCAACATCATCGCCCGTGGCCGTGTGTGGATACCTGAGAGCGACAACCGCAAGGGGTTCGTCAAGGACTGGGCCGAGGGCTTCGTGAGCCAGATCTGTTCGTTCCCCGAGACCACGCACGACGACCTCGTGGACGCCTGCACGCAGGCCCTGCGCTACCTGCGCGACGCTGGCTGGCTGGACATCGACCCGCCGCCTGACGACGACTGGGACGAAGACGACTACGCCGACACCGGCCGAGTAAGAAGGGTGAACCCATATGCAGTCTGACCAACCCGCCAAGGTCGAGGCAAGCCTCAACCGCTTTGAACTAATCAGCCGCTGGGGCGAGCCGCTGGACTGGGACTGGGCACGAGAGCGCCTCGAGCAGTGGCTGCGCAGTCGGGTGGACTTGACACAGCCCTCCGTTTATGATTCAGGGGTACAAGCGAAAGGCACTGATCATGGCTGACGAAATGCGGGCATATGACCCAACCATGCGAGAGCGCATGGCCTCAGCACTCCAAGGCGGCATGGAGGGCTTAGGTGTCAACCGTCAAAAGGCCCGCAGGCACGCGCAGACCATCACGGGCGGCGAGAGCAGCAACCTGCCGATCGGCGTGGGCATCGCTGACTTCGTGCCCTTCGTCGGAACCACCATGGCGCTCGAGGAGGGCGCTCGTGGCCTTGGCAACGCAGCCGATGCGGCCAAGCGCGGGGACTACATCGACGCGACGGCCGAGACCGCTGGCGCAGCGGCAGGGCTGATCCCCGGTGGCTACAGCACATTCAAGGCAGGCAAGAACATGATCAAGAAACTCAAGGCGCTTGACTTACCGAAGCTCAAGCCAATCGAAACCGATTCGGTTCCCAAGAAGAAGCAGTCCCTCAAGGAGTGGGCCATGGCTGGGGGCGGCGTGCCCACCTCGCACAAGGGCCGCGAGCAGGAGTGGCACAAGAACGTGCAGGCATACGCCAAGGGCGGCGCAGTTAAGAAGGCCGTGAAGGACGCAGTCGAGGGTGTGGTTGAGGGCGTCAAGCCTTTGGTGGACCGCCTC